GACCCTTGGAGCACCATTGTGGCCACTGCAGCGCGTGATTTCGTCGACCCCTTTGCTTTCTATGATTCTCCGGTCTGTGAAGCTGCTGCCATGGCCACGATTGCGTATCGCCTCCAAGAAGCCATTGCTGTGCTCACCGACATCGTCCGCCGTGCTGCGCCTTTGCTCCCATTGGCCACACGCCAAGAGTGTGCAGACGCTATGAAGGGCTCTAAGGGCATTGCTTTTGTGGCTGCCTGGCTCGAGACCGATGCCATGGGGATGACCCATCGTACCACTGTGCAGGTCAAGTACAACGAGACTGTCAAGGCCGCGCGCCTCAACGCCATGGGCCGTGTGGAGCTCAAACCGCGATCGATCAAGAACGTCCACACCAGCATGCAGACGCACATTTTGCCTGTTGCGCGCATGCTCGCCAAGACCCTCAAGCAGACGTTCGACGGCGAGGAAGTTTTCGATATTGGCGGCTACCTTGTGCGCATCGCCATCGCCCATGCCACCCCTGAGAATATGGCCCGCTATGCACGACTCCTTCAAGGCGACGATATGTTCATTCTTGTGTCGTGTGACGACACTGTCGTATCAATGGGCCGATATTCGGCAGCCGTGGGGTTCGTTGCTCAGGAAACCGATTACGGCTTCTTCGACCAGAGTCAGTCAGGCCCCTTTTGGGACGGCGACGAGCGCATCATCAGCCCCGTCTGGGACCTCGATAGCTGGTGGAAGCTCCATGACGATATCAATTGCGCCGCCGTCTGTGCCAAGGTTAGTTCCGGCCCCAACGGCGCCCCAACCATGAGCCTCCAGGCTGCCATCCGTCGATGCATGCGCACCGGAGTCGGTACCACTTCCGATTTGGGCTCCCTCCACAATATACAGTCCCATGTCAAATGGATCCTCGGGGGAGTCGCTGTCCCCTTTGAGAAGTCCTGTGCGGAGTTGGGGCTTGTGGCGAAGGTCGCATACCACCAAAAGGTCAATGGCACCACCTTTTTGAAAGGGTTCTTCTGGGATAACACATGGAATGTGCTCCCTTCAGCGTGTTTGAAGCTTGGCAAGCTTATGCGCGATCCGGTCCATCTCACCGGAATCCCAAGTCCAAATGCCGCCGCTGCGATGATGTTTTCCGCGGTGATGGCGAGCGTCGACGTCCCCGCGGACTATCCGCTCCTTGGCGTCTTTCGCACAAAGTCTCTCCAGTTGAATCGGGCTGGTGGAGTTACTGTGCGTGCCGTTCGGGCGCTTTCTGATCCTGTTGTGTCGGAAGATGCCCAGTACAAGATGAGGCATGCGCGCGCATCGCGCGCTGCCGTGCTCCAGTTTATGCTGGAACGCTATTCCTTGTCTGAGTCAGAGATCGTTGCCGCTGAGCGTCTCGTCTCCACTGTTTCCTCCCTGCCCGCGCTTGTGGTACATCCCGTTTTCGACCGCCTGAAGGCGGTTGATTACGTGTGATCCACTGCGCGGTGTCCTGAGCAAGACGTTAAACTGCTCAATGGGGTGATTCCCCACTTGCCCGACCACATAATTCATTCCGAACAGAGATCTTCCAAGACGGATCCCCTTTCCCGTGTCGACTACCGTTGCCCGCGCTGCTGCTATGAGTTCCGCCCGGCCGACTACTTACGGCCCGATGACCGAGAAGCGAGCCAAGAAGTACGCTGCCGCCCAAGCCAGGGCGGCCCAAGCGCTTCAGGCCCAAGCTGCGGCTCAGGCAGCAGCTGCTGCTGCC